AGGTCTCCAGCCGAAAGGGGCTGCCTGTTTGATTCGTGGTAGACATTTGTGCATGGAGATGCGCGGGGTAAAGAAAGAAGCTTGGACAACGACGACGGCGTTGGAGGGGGCCTTCAAAGAGTCAACAGCACGGGCTGAGTTTCTGGCGGCAGTACGAGGGGAACGATGAACTGGACAGAAGCAGATAAAAAAGATTTGATAACGGCTGTGGATGTGCTCTCACTAGTTCCACAGAGAGCGGGCATTCCATCATCGGACTTTATCAGAGTGCGCCCGGGTAAGGCCAAGCTTCTGATGTACCTTTCATCCACAGTCACCGGGGTGGTCCGGGTTCCGCTAATCAAGTCGCTGGAAGAGACGCAAGATTTCTTCATCGACAGAGGTTTGTTTCAGGCTTACATCCAGGCGGGAAAAGGCTGGAAGGGTAATTTCAAAATGGCGACAGCAGATGGGAAATGGTATCTTCGTCAGGGCAGTCGCCATGCTGAGCTAGCCACTAGATCGGAGCCTGTCAGTGGTTATGGGATTTGGAGAGAGCAGGATAAATCGACAGAAGTAAAACTTTCAGAGGAGCTCAGAAAACTTCTAACCGCTTCGAATCATTGCTCAACGGCCGATCCTTCACTGCCGCATTTGAATTGTGTATATATAGGAGGCAAGTTGGTGCTGTCGACGAATCTGATTTCAGTATTTGTTGGCATGCGACAAAAAGACGACGGGCTAAGGATTCCATTTCCAGTTGGTATTATTCCACTGCTCGGAGATAGCCTGGTGCAGGCAGTTGGCGTGGAGAACGATCGGGTCATTTTGGATTGTGGCTGTGGCTTTATAGAAGGCACGATTTCAGCGGTAGCTCAGAAATCCTTTCCGAAAAGAACTGTAGTAGAGAAGATACAGAAGGGAAGGACGTGGCCGCTATTAGCCAAGCTACCAGCTGAGAAACTATCCAAGATGCTTACCAGGTTGTCTGGTTACCTATCAAATGTAAAGCGAGAGGACTGGATAGTTGAGCTGGCGATAGCCGGTGGGGTCGTCAAAGCTTCCGTGAAAGTGCAGCAGGGGACGTTTCAAGAGGCGATGGAGATAGACAATGAAAAAGTGGAAGGCCTGGTTCGTTGGCCACTGGAGTTAGCTCAGGCTGTGGTGGAGTACATGGCTACGAATGGCGAGCTGATTAAGATACGAGTCGACGACCAGAAAAATACTCCTTATCTTTTATCCGGTGGTGGTGTGGAGATGATGGTAGCTAGACAAGTTGGTAAATGAGTTTGGCATGGTTAGGTTAGGTCAGGTAGGGTTTGGTTTGGTGAGGTGAGGGAAAAATGTTTCGGGTACAAATTCCAAAAGAACGAATCGAGAAGAGGACCAGATGGGAGATGCTAGAAGTTATGGCCGATCGTAGTCAGGCGAACGCAAGGGTTGAAATACCGTGGGCTCCACCCCTGCCAAAGCTTCTTAAGAAATTTCTGTTTTTGTGTATAGTGGTTATGACAGCGTTCTTTCCAACATGGATTATTAAAGAGTATCTTTTAGAGGAGCCAGATGAACGAGCCGGTGGGTGAATTAGCATGAAGATAGAGAACTATACTTTAAGGATTTTGGTTTGTGGTGATCGAAATTGGCAAGACCGCCAGATGATTCGAGATGTGTTGGGTTTATACGAGTTAGTTCCTGATGTGCTTGTTATAGATGGAATGGCGCCGGGAGCGGATACTATCGGGAATGAAGTGGCAGAAGATTTTGGCATGGGAACCAGACGTTTCAAAGTGGACTGGGATAAGTATGGCTTAGCAGCAGGCCCGATCAGAAATCAAAAGCAATTGGATGAAGGAAAGCCACATCTGATACTAGCTTTTCATCAGAATATAGCAAATAGCAAGGGGACTAAGGATATGGTGAATCGAGCAAGAAAAGCTGGCATTCCAACTTGTATTTTTCCCCAGAAGAAATTTGCATAAATGGCCTACCAGAATCTACTGAATTTCGATGAGGACAAAAAAGAGTTCAAAGCTGTGCCTGAAAAAGGAGACAAGAAACCAGCCAAGCCAAAGAAAGATCAGAACCGTGGTTGTGAGTTCTGTGATCTGAACAAGATCGAAGGGCTACACAAGATCAAGAACCTGGATAAGCTAGTAGGAAAAGACATCATGGTCTGGGCCCAGAATCCTGGCCATGATGAGAATAGAGCAAAAAAGGAACTCGTTGGGCCAGCTGGAAAATTCCTATGGGAGCACGCCGCAGCTGTCGGTCTATACAGGGCAGATTGTGACATCCAAAATGTTGTACGCTGCTGGGCGGTAACAGCGAACGAGTTCGGTCAGTGGGAACCTAGAAATCCAACGAAAGAGGAAATACATGCCTGCTCGATCTACACCGAAGAGGCTCTGGAAAAGGTTCAAGGCAAGACTAAAGTACATCTTGTTTTCGGACAGGTGGCTGCGAAAGCCCTCCTCAAAGGCGAATACAGAAAAGATCAGAAGACATTCTATTCTGAGAAGCTCAAGGCTTGGGTAATCCTAACCTATCATCCCAGCTACTTCCTGAGAGGGGCACCGAGATCAAAGATAGACGAGTTTGACGAAGCGTTGGCGATAGCAGTAGCCAAGACAAAGGGTGGGGCAGACAAATTCGCCTACATCAAGTCGATGGATTACGAGTCAGTTCACGCTCGCCATTTGAAAACAGAGCTAGAAGATCCGATACGGGAAGCCGCTGCGAAAGGGATTATCATAGCAGTAGATATAGAGGATGGTACAAACGACAAGGGGGAGAATGTAATCGTCTATATCGGGTTCTCTTGGAAGAAGGGACATTCGAGAGGTGTGTTCTTTGACCACCACGATCTAAAGAGTGACCCAGGTGCTGATCAGGCGAAATGGCATTGCGTATCAGAAATTCTTGAAGACCAAGAAATCAAAAAAGCATTTCAGAATGGGGTTTACGACGTCTGGAAGCTTTGGAAATTAGTTAAGACAAAAGTAAAGGGCTTTGTACATGATACGATGCTCTCGGAGTACCTGCGATTCTCCGGTCGTAGGGCCTTCGGGCTGGAAGCAACGGCAGACATCAGATTCAGGGAATTCGCTGGCTACAAAGAGATTTTAGATGAGTACCGGGATGAGAAAACTGGGCTGGTAAACTTCTGGACGGTGCCGATGAAAGTAATTCGCATATACAACGGTGCGGATTGCGATCTGACAAAGAGAATCCAGCGGAGCAACAAAGGAAAGGTGAATGAGGCATTGCTGAAGCTGCTGATTCTGGTGGCACCAGTGTTGGCAAAAATGGAGTTAGAGCGTGGACCACTGCTAGATTTTCAGCATGCTGATCTATTAGATACCTGGCTGCCGATCAGAATAGCTTCACTGAAAAAAGAGCTACAGAAGCTGTCGGGTAATCCAAGATTCAATCCCAACGCACCACAGCAGGTAGCGGAAGTAATCTACGATAAGCTGAAGTTGGGTAAGCATCTGGATGAAGAATGGAAGAAGGATTTTCCAAGATCAACGAACAAAGAAACGATGGCGCTGTTGGCCGACTTTCATCCATTTCCAAAATGGGTAACCGAGTTCCGGAAGATAGCCAAAAAGAAGAGCACGTATCTCGACGCGTATCGTCGATCGGCTACGTTACACGGTGGTAGGGTCAGGACGAAGTGGTGGCTTACAGGAACAATAACCTGTCGGCTCAGATCGGGTGGTGAGAAGGTGAAAAAGAAAGGAGAGCCTTCGGATAAGTCAAAGGGCATTGTAAATTTGCAGAACATCCACGGGGCGGAAGAAATCGAATGTCTGTTAGTATCAGATCTCAGGTGGCGAGACTTATATAAAGAATGGAGAGCACAGCAATGATCCTCAGTGGACGAGATTTGAAGTGGTACATTGAGACCGAGAAGCTGAAAATAGATCCAGTCGGAGCTGGTCAGTTTCAACAGAATGGGATCGACTTGATTTTGGACGAAGTTAAGCCAATGGTCGGTATATTCTCGTTGGGTTGTACGCGAGAAGTGCTTGAGCTACCAGATGACTTGATGGCCTTTGTCGAGTTGAGGAGCTCGTGGGCTAGGAAAGGATTCTTTCTTCCGCCGACGATCGTAGATGCCGGGTTCAAGGGAAATTTGACGCTGGAGATGCTCTCGTTTATGGTTCCTCCACAAGAAGCGATTGGAGAGCGCTTTGCTCATTTGATCTTCGCCAAGACGACCAGTCCTTGTGAGCCGTACAGAGGGATGTACACAGACCAGAGAGGGATTACGGAGTCAAAGCTATGAGAGTGCTCGATCCAGGACACGAGTATGAGATTGATAACATAGATGGTGAAGGAAAGCAGCGAATTGTCTTTGTCAAACGTGAGGGCGAAGGCTATCCAGGTAATGTTGGGCATCACGAAGGGACTAACATTCAAGAGCTCTATCGAGTTATTATCGATAGGCTGAAGTATTTGAATGAGCAGATTCCAAGCGACTATACGATGGATGCTATGATTGATACTCACAAGGCTATGTACAGTATGGAGCTTAGGGCAGCCAAAAGACATGGAAGGCCGATTACGTTTGACACGATCTCTGTTTCTTATTTACCTGCATGTAAGAAGTGTGGCCATGTTGGTTGCGAGGGAATGTGTCACTAGTCAGCGAATTCGCCGATCTAGATGTCTATCTGGGAGCGGATCACAGCCAGTTAGAAATTCGTGTGCTGGCTCAAATGTCGAAGGACAAGAGGCTGATCGAGCTAATCCAGTCGGGAGAAGATATACACGCGTCAGTTGGGCACGAGTTGACTGGGCAGCCGATTGCAAAGATCATGAAAGACCGGCCTCTCAGAACTGCAATCAAAGGGCTGCATTTCGGAATCATTTACGGGTTGACAGAAGAATCGCTGTACTACCATTTGTTGAATGAAGCGCTGGAACGTGGTGAGCCATTCAACATGTCGAAGGAAGACGTAGCCAAGTTATGGAAAGCCTATTTCAAGAGGTTCTCTGGCGTAGCAGAATTCATCGAGCATCAGCATCAGTTTGCACAAGACAATGCCTATGTAGAGACTTTGTTTGGGTTCGTCAGAGAGATTGCCATTGCTGGGGATGAGACGAGAACAACATTCTGGGCAAACCAAGCAGTCAATAGTCCGATTCAGGGAACAGCTCATCAGTTGATGTTGATTGCGATGGCGATCATTGGGATTAAGCCACAGACATACAATTTGCTCCAGCGGCCATCGATGGAAGTACATGATTCGCTGTATGTTTTCGTCAAGCTGTTGAAGCTGGTAGAAGCATACAAGCAGTTCAATCAGCTGATGGAGAAAGAGATTCTGGTCTACGTAGCCAAATGGTGGCCGGAAGTAAAATGGGTCGTTCCATTGAAATCAGAAGCTAAAGCCGGATTCAGACTGGGAGTGATGGTCGAGTATGCTGGTGAGCCTCCAGAAGAGTTTGTCGAGAAGTGGTGCCAGAAGAATCAGCAGTTTCAGATTAAACTTCAAAAGGAAATGAAAAAGGAAGTTGTATAATCTAGTATGCGAAAACCACTGATCGGCGAAGTGGATGTACACCAGTTGCTAGATCGGCTAGCTTTTGCTCAGGAAGAGACTGAAGCCGCTGCGCTAGATCAGCCAAAATGTTATATGGCAGCTGTGACTTACCGCATTAAGAAAATGCGAGTGCGGCAAGAAGCTGAGATGCATCTGGACAACATTCGAGTGGACTACAGCTTGAAGATGCGATTCAAATACAAAGGGCAGAAGGGCACAACAGAAAAAGCAATCGCTGAGATGGTCGACCGAGTTCCGGAGATAAGAGCAGCTACAGCAGCGTTGGCCACAGCAAAAAGACTAGAGGAGTGGTCGAAGGGTTTGTTAGACGCCTATGAGCATAGGCGTAGCTCAATTAAGGTCTTGGCTCAGTATGCATTTATGCAAGACTCATTCAGCGGTCAGCATACAGTAGAGCAGATGAAGAATAAGCGAGAGCGTTTGAAACGTGAGTACGGGAAAGACCCGGAGGACGTATGATTTTCTGGTTTGTCTTTATTTGCTTTGTTTTGTTGCTTATCTACCTGCTGGTCAGCACGTTGTTGATGCGGTTACATGTAATCGCAAAAGATGTGGTCGACTATTACTGGACAAAAAAGAAACAGATCATGTTGGAGCTAACAAGTGATGTAGAAATGCCTATAACAAGGTCAGACAAATTTAGCAGTCACTAAACCGAAAGGAAAAAGCAAGATGGATAAAAAGGAAGCGGCCAAACAGAAGTTTAAAGAAAGGACAGCCTCGAAACGTTTTACGTTGCCAGTAGGGGATACAACGTTTCGGGTGTTGCCAAACGCAAGAGGATTAGAGAAGGCAGAGTACATCGAATATCGGATGCACTCTGGAGTCGGGGCACGAAAAGCTTATCTTCGTTGTGGAAAGAACATCCGTGGCGAAGGGGAATGCTGGTTGTGCGACGAGCAGATTCCGAAGTTGGAAAAGTCTTCCAAGGCTTCACACAAAGCATTTGCGGAGGCTCTCAAACCGAAAGATTGTTTCGCTGTTCAGATTATCTATGTTGCAGAGGATAGGTGGTTTGGACCAACGCTTTGGGAGATGTCGGCTGGTGTGGCCAACAAGCTTCTCAATGTGATGAGCCGGCGAGATGTCAGTCATCCACAAAAAGGCTACAACCTGACGATCAATCGAGTCGGTACGACAATGACTTCGACGAAGTATGGCGATATTGATCGGGACGAAGAGAAATCAGAAGTCCCGGAGAAAATCCTCGCTAAGTTGAAGCCGTTTAAAGAAGTGCTCAAGCGATATGACGAAGATGTCATGAAGGCTGAGTACTACGGTCACGAGCAGGATGTGCCGGATGAACCGGAAGAGGAAGAGGCACCAAAGAAACCAACCAAGAAGCCCGTGGCTGAGGCGGAGTCAGAAGAGCCAGAAGAAGAGGAAGCTCCGCCACCGAAGAGAAAGCCCAAGCCGGCAGATGCAGAAGAAGAAGGTGAGGAAACAGAAACAGAAGACGAAGAGATCCCCGACCTCGAAGAAGAGGGAGAGGAAGCACCACCAGCAAAGAAGCCGAAAAAACCAGCAGTTGTTGAAGAGGAGGAAGAGACAAGTGAGCCAACAGAAGACGAAGAAGAAGCGCCAAAAAAGCCAGCAAAAAAGCCAAAGCCGCCAGCGGACGAAGAAGGGGAAGAAGAAGCAGTCCCCGTCAAGCCAAAAAAGCCCATCAAAAAACCCGCCCCAGCAGACGATGACGAGTAGCTCTGAAGAAGTTATCGTCGACGAAGATTCACTAGGTGTAGGTGAAGGTGAAGACTTTCCCTATTGAGCTAAAAATGACACAACAATCCACACCAAAGGTTCGGCCGCTTTCACCAGCGGCCGAAATCCTCTTAATCAAAAAGAAGCTTAGACACTTCACGACGGAGAAGCAGGTCAAGTACTGGCTAGATACAGGTAGTCCTCTTCTAAATAGTGTCTTCGGTTCAGAAGAGAAAGGTCTTCCATACGGAAAGATGTTTGAGTTGGCTGGTATGGAGTCCCAAGGTAAGACGGCTCTCATGCTAAAGCTCGCAGGTATTGCTCAGCGTGATGGGGCAAAGGTAGTGTGGGTAGATTTGGAAAATAGTTGGGATGAAGATTGGGCTAGGGCTCTTGGATTGGTTACCGAAGAGGTTTACCTATTCAAGCCCGAGATCGGAACATTCGGTGCTGAGAAGGAAGAGAGACAACATACCGCACAAGAGTTGTTGATGGAGCTGGAGTTATTGATTAAGAAAAAAGGGGCAGAGAATCCAGACGGTCGTATATTTGTTTGTATAGATTCCATAGCAGCAATGCTGACAGAAGAAGAGGCGGCTGCTGGGATAGATGAACAGAATATGCGCACAAAGGTTTCCTTAGCAACATTTCTTTCTCAGTTGCTTCGTCGTTGGGTGGCGTTGGTGGCCAATCACAACGTCATGATGATGTTTATCAATCAACTTCGGGTTGCTCCCGGTGCGTGGGGAGATCCAGAATATACGGTGGGTGGAAATGCTGTCCGGTTGTATGCTTCGGTCAGAAACAGAATGAGGAGAAAGTCAAAAAAGATTTTGAAGGGGGGAGTAAGGATTGGGATCAAAGGTGTAATTACAAATTACAAGAACAAGGCTGGAGGTGGCTCAAAAGAAGGTGAGAGGATCGGGTATAAGCTTTATTTTGCAGGCAAGATTAAGTACGTGGATGCCGAAGATGTAAAGACAGAGGGAGAGTAATATGAGCCATGGAAAGAATGGCGTGGTGAAATCCTTGAGTAGAAAGGGGGTCAAACGGAGATTGGATGCCATAATTCGTGGTACTTTTACGGATAACAGGACTTTCGTTCCTTCGACATCTCTAACGCTCATGAAGAGATGGCTGAATTCGCTCAGTATGACACCAGGAGAGCGGGAGATGGTCTATGTGACAGCAAAAGAAATTACGACGGAGTATAGTAGGAGACTGGACGCGTTGTGGCAAGAGTTCGACGGGTTATTCAGACAATAGGAGAATGAAATGGCAAAACCAGACAAGGACAAGATACCAAAACAAGAAATATCATCGGCACAGGAGACAGTTTTGCAGTTGTGGGTGTCTGTAGCGAAAGGCGACATGTCCATGCCAATAGCTGAGAGGCAGCTACATGATTTTGTCAATTCTCTGTCAGAAGAAAAGCAGGCCGAGTTCCGGGAGAAGGCGAAATTGTGGGCCAGGTTGTTGACACAGATAACAGAGGCCTTCACACAGCAGTTATTCGTCATCGGGGCTGGACAGTAAAAGGAGAAAGAAAATGAGAGATAGATCGTGGTTGGTTTTAGCGATAGCTGTGGCTTTGGTAATAGGGACATTGGCATGGGGTATGCCTGCCTATTCTCGTTATCAAGATCGAGCGAATGCTGAGAATCAAGTTACATTGAATGACATCCAGATTCGTCAGACACAGCAGTTGGTAGAAGTTGAAAAACAGAAAGCGGCAATGAGAGTAGCAGACGCTCAGGGTATAGCCGAAGCCCAAAAAATAATTAACGCTACACTTTCAGATCGTTATTTGCAGCATGAGGCTATTCAAGCACAAGTAACGATGGCACAAAGCTCAAATCATACGACGGTTTATATCCCATCCGGAAATATGGGCATCCCTTTGGTCAAGACAGTACCAGATTGAGTTTGGCGGGGTATGGCGTGGTACGCTGTGGTGTGGTCAGGTCCGGTAAGGTTTGGTGAGGGAAATGCTTGAAAAGTTTTTGCAAGATCATCCATCAGCAGCTAGCATAATCACAGTCATTGTGGTCTTCCTATTTGCGTATGGGATTATGCAGGGAGTTCACAGGGTAATAGACTGGCAAAGAAAGCATGAGGACAAATCATGGAAGAACAAAGACTGATAGAAGAGTTTTCAAGGCTTTGGTATTCCAAAGGCCAGTTCCAGATGAGCGTTGGCGCTGGGGAAGACACAGTCACGGTGCAGTTGGACGCCAAGTATTGTGGTTTCCTGGTACAGAAGAATCCACTGGACCTGTGGATCTATCAGGAAATTCTTTGGGACTGTAAGCCAGATCTGATTATCGAGATGGGCACAGCCTCAGGTGGTTCAGCACTTTTCCTGGCGAACCAGTTGGATCTGATTGGCAACGGGGAAATCATTTCTGTGGATATAGGCAATAGACTGGGTATTGTCCCTAGGCACCCACGGATTACTTATCTCGTCGGGGATTCGGTTGACCAGGTAATTGTAGCTACGATTGCAGCTGCTAGCGCAGCCTGGACAAAGAAAGTGATGGTCATTTTAGACGATGATCATAGTACAGCTCATGTGAGTCGGGAGTTAGATTTGTACAATATGTTTGTGACGTCAGGGCAGTATCTGATTGTGGAAGACACAAACGTAGATTGGCCATTGGGATTTGGAGATGGTCCGGGAAAAGCAGTCCATGAGTTTTTGAAAGAGAATCATGGAAAGTTTGTACAAGACAGGACGAGAGAGAAATTTCTCATGACCTGGAATCCTGGTGGGTATCTGAGGAGAAAGTGATGCAAATTTCTGCACAAGAGAAAATAGCTGAGCTTGAGCAACGGATTGTGGCGCTCGAGAAGGAAGTCAAGTATTTGAAAGAGAATACAATTCCGGTAGTTCGTCATCGTTTGTCAGATGAAGAAATTTGGAAACGTGCAGAAGAGATGGAAAAGGAAGTGGATCATCACACAAACAAGATTTGGGCAGCAGTAGATCACTTTTTTAAGAAGGTGTTTTAGAAAGTTCTAGCACGAAGGGAAAGCACGATGCCACGTACGTTAGCTCACACACTCCGTCCAAGACGTCTCAGTCAGCTTATCGGGCAAGACAGTCTGGTAGCAACAATCAAGAATCAGTACAAAAGCAAAAGAGAACCATCAGCCTGGTTATTCGTTGGTCCTACGGGTACGGGAAAAACTTCTGTCGCCAGAATATTGGCAATCTCTTTACAATGCACGCATGGGGAGTTTGGTGAGCCATGCGACGATTGTATAGCAAAGAAAAATGATTTCTCAATTCACGAAACAAATGCCTCAGAAGTTTCTGGAGTGGCTGAGATTCAGAAAGTTGCTCAAGCTTCTGTATACTTACCAATGCCACCGTCTAGGAGGAATATCTTTATTCTAGACGAAGCGCAAAGGGTTTCCAAAGAGGCCCAGAATTTGCTGTTGAAATATCTGGAAGACGCACCGATGTCGACCGTGTGGATCATCTGTACATCAGAAGAAAACAAGCTAGCACCAGCGGCTATCCGGCGTGGTCAGCGGTTGCAGTTGAGATTGCTACAGGCAGAAGATATTGGGAAGCTGGTTCGTCGGGCATTCAAGTTTGTTGGGGATGTAAAGAAGAAGCCAGAACCATTGGTTTCGGCTTTGTGGGAGGCAAGGATTCAGTCTCCAGGTTTGATACTCAATGCCGTGGAGCTGTATCTGGCTGGGCAGACATCAAAGGTAGCGGTGGAGTCGATTGGGTTTGGAGCAGATACACTAGCTATCTGTCGAGCATTAGAAAAAGGAGATTGGGATGTCATTAGAAATCAGACAAGAGAGTCTACAGTTGATGACCTTCGAGGAATTCGAGCTCAAGTTGCAGGCTACTTGCGCCGCTGTCTTGAACGAGCTATCGCTGGCCCACGTGCTGGGGAGTTCGCGAAAGCCATTGGCAGAATGGCTCAGGTTGATAGTTATACAGATGCGACCCAAGGACCCGCGACAGTTGGAGTTCTTTACGAACTATGTCAGGTCTTCGCTGGGCCAGTAGATGCCATAGACGATGATGAGGTAAGGCACGATGATTAAAATAAAACTAAACGATGCTGAAGGTCATGGTTACTGGCTATACGATGATGGGCAATTCGTTCTAGCACTGAAAGCAAAGCCATCAGTTGGGCCACAGTTTAAAATAATCGCATGGCTGAGAAAAGGGGTCTTTGCTTTATCACATCCACATTGGCATGAGAAGGATCAGTGTTGGTACATCAGTCGGCTTCCTTTGTTGAAGACAGCAGCGTTTGGAATTAAAATAATTCAGTTGAAAGAAGAGATTGAAGGTTTTGTACATCCAAGAGTGCTTACGAGCAGAAACGCACAGTGGCACTCAACTGGCTATGAAGTGAAGCTGAAATTGCTGCCAAAGGATTTGCAGAAGACACAAGAGGCAGCTGTAGAAGTTTGGCGAGGTGGGGGCAATGGAAGAGGATAAAATTTTGCTAGGGCATACACGCCCGGATTTTGAAGAGATGTATAGAAAGATTTGTCCAGCAGTGCTCGTATGTGCCTGTGGTCAGCATCTTTTTTCCCGAGAGGGATGCTATCAACATTGGCAGATGGGCCATTGTGATACTCCAGTGTACGCGACAAGAGATGAGATGATAAAAGCTAAGTTGAATCAGCTACAAGAAAGACGGGCAAGAGCGTTGTGAAAATCCTGCTAACATCAGATTGGCAACTATCAGTAGATAATATCGACCTATGCCAGAAAGTTGTAGATGAGATTATCGCGCTAAGAGAGCAGTATGGGTTTACGACTTTGGTACACTGTGGAGACTGGAAGCAGCAGTACGACCCTATAAACGTTAGAATTGTGAACTGGACGCTCAGAGCTATCAGCCAGTTAAAACAAGCCGGATTGGTAGTCTTTGTAGATCTTGGAAATCATGACAGAATTGGGATGCACGTAGACAAGCAAAACTGGTTTCCAGTTCTTAGAAAAGCCGGAGCAATAGCTTACGATGATCCTCATATTGAAGGTTTGCTAACATTTCTACCATTCAGACAGAATTCTGTTGTAAAAAAGAGTGAAGCAAAAGAGGCCACCAAATGGACAGATGGTAGAGGTATTTTAATCTTCCACAGCGATCTAGCTGGTGCTCGCTATAACGTTCTATCTCGCAGCGAGTCAACAGATATGACAGTAGAAGATCTCCATCCAGAAAAATACATGTTCTGCGTTGGTGGACATCTACACTTCCAGCATAAGGTAGCACCAAATGTCTGGTACGTGGGTAGTCCATTCGCAACGGATTGGGGTGAGGCCAATCAGAAAAAGGGTTACTTGTTGATTGATACAGTCGCTCGTACAATAAAAAGAATCAGATCAAAGATACCGGGTTGGTATGATCCAGCATGGCCAGGATTTGAAGAAGCGAAACCAGAAAGTTGGCGGGGAGCCAAGGTCAGAATTAAAGTTCCTTGTGGGGAGGTACAGCATGTCAGAGAGCAACTTGAAAAAGCGAGAGTCGAGGCAGCTAAGAAATATCCGAAAGCAGAACTTGTTGTTATCCCTGAATTTCGTGAAGGCAGTGACAAGGGTACTGGAGCTATTAGGCTCGACTTCCCGGACGAAAAGAAAATCAAGATCTACGTTCAAGAAACGCTACCGGAAGAATTGAGGAACTATGCTGGAGCTGTCAAAAAGTACTTGGTGGATCAGCTGTCATTGGTCGGGGGGTTACAGCGCGAAAGTGGAGAGCTTAGGTTTAGTAGCACAGTGGCTACTAATTTTCTCAGTTATAGAAAACTCAGTGTTGTATTCGAGCCGGGACTCACTGTGGTTGCAGGTGAGAATAAAGATTGGAAGGGGCGGTCGAACGGGGCTGGGAAGAGTAGTTATCTACAGACAATAGCTGTGGCCCATTCGGGACAGACATTCAAGGGCCAGAAACATGATAGCTGGATGAGGCGGGGAACGAAAAAAGCTGAGGAGTCTCATGTCAAGCTCTGGTTCAGGGATTCGCAGGGCAGGAAGGGTTTCATAAAGCGGGGCAGACAGCCAAAAGAGCTGCTGTTGAAAGTAGCTGGCGAAATAGTGGAGAGTGGTAACAGACCAGAGAATACTCAGAAGCTCATAGAGCAGGTGACTGGCTATACGTGGGAGACGTTAGCGAATGCAATCTATATAGATCAAGCCAGCTCACATCTCATGCTGACAGGAACAGAAGCACAGCGGAAAGGGTTTCTGGCCAAGCTACAGAACCTGGAACGGTTCGAGCGGGCAGAGAAGGCCATACGGGATCAAAAAACGGATTTCGAGAGCCGCTACGAGTCAGTCGCGCTACAGCTGCAATCAGTTTTAACAGAGGAAAATAACCTGTTTTTAACAATATCCGATGCCAAACGGATTTTAGCTGTAAACCGCTCTATAGTGGATTCCTACAAGCGTACGAAACGGCTGTTTTTGGAGAAAAACAACGAGTTAGAGGATTGGGAAGCCAAAGCAAGGAAAGAGCGTGCGAAACTGGATAGTCTAGTTTCGGAGATACGAGCTACAGAGAAACAGACTACTGAGTTACGGGCTCAGCGGCTAGAGCGAAAAAGAGTTCTGGTAGCCCGTATGGGCAGATTCGAACAGTTAGAAGGAATTTGTCCGACTTGCGAGCAGCCGATAGACGAAGAGCGTATCAGACTGGCTCTTCCAGAAATCGCGAAAGCAATCAAAGCGATAGACTCTCATTTAGTGGTCTACGATGAGACAGACGCAAAATGTTTGAAAAGGTTTGGTGAGATAGATAGAGAAGCCAGCAAGTGGCTACGAAACAAGGAGCTAGCTGCAGAAGTTTCCGATCTCCAGCTCGAGATGGAAAGGCTTCGAGCCGAGTGGCGTCAGTACCAGAAGCAGAAAGAGTTGGTGGACAGCTTACGAGCTAAGGTTGCCATCTGTAAGAAAAAATATGCTGTGCTGGATGCCAAGAAGAAGAAGATTGGAAAATGGCTCAAGGTTCTGAAATACGCACAGACAGTCTTTCAGAGAAATGGGCTACCAGCTTATCTCAACGAACAGATTTGCCCACAGCTGAATCAAGCAGCAGCAGAATACGCTGAGCTATTCGCGCAGGGTGAGATACAGGTGAGGTTTGCGGTAGATGAAGAAGGCATGACGGATGTGAAGGTAATTAACGCACATGGTGGTGAGGAGGTAAAGGATCAGTCGGAAGGCGAAATGAAAATGGCTTCGTTAATCACGGCCTTCGCAGTCCGGTCAACGGCGCCAAAGACGAACATTCTTATTCTAGATGAGCCGGGGGACGGTTTAGATTCAGTTTCAGCAAGAAGCTTTGCGAAAGGGTTGAAGCAAGTGGTGAGTCGGTTCGGGTGTATTTTGTTAACGACTCATAATCAGCACATCCTTTCCGAGTTAGCAGATGCGAAGTTGGTGGTGGTCAGAAAAGAGAACGGGATAAGCGAGGTGGTAGATGGAAAGTAAGGGCATAGAAGCGTACGGTCAGCAGTTGGAGGCCTGGATTCACGAAGGTAGCGAAGGTGGCGAGGTACAGAAAAGTAGAATTATGTTGGCACAATTTAAGATGCTAAACGAAATAGCTTTCCAGCTTGCTGTGATGAACGAGCAAAGAGAGAAAGATTTTGCTGGTGGTTACAAGAAGGGCGAGAGAGGGAGAGTATGACACGTTGTGGCACTTGCCAAAATTGCTTGAAATGGAAATCTTTGGCAGAAGATGAAGACGCGACAGGTTTGCGATGTCTAAATCCGCAACCCGGTGGTGGTGTGGTGGATTTGACACCAGAAGTTGACAAAGTTCTCGGCTTCGATAAGCGAGAACAAATCGACCACCCCAGCCACTACGGTGGAGACACAACATACGAAGCGATCAAAGTAATTGAAGCATGGGGCTTAAACTTTTCCTTAGGTTGTGTTGTAAAGTACTTAGTTAGAGCTAAGCATAAAGGTGTAGAGATTCAGGATTTGAAAAAAGCAGCTTGGTATTTGAATAGAGAGATAGAAAGATTAGAGCATGAGGGATCTAAAAGGTAAAAGGTTTCATCGGTTGAAGGTACTTAGGATAGCTGGTCGAGATAAGCACGGAAGGCTTGATTGGCTTTGTTTGTGTGATTGTGGACAAAGGTCTGTTGTGCATAGCGAAAATTTGCTGACAGGCAATACCAAGTCTTGTGGTTGTTTGAGAAAACAACCTGCTAGTAGTCGGTTGGATTTGACTGGGGAAAGATTTGGTATGTTGACTGTGTTCAAACGTTTACCTACGGTACCTGGAGGTATTTCTGTATGGAGATGCCGATGCGATTGTGGGAGTTGGGTAGATGTTAAGCTCGGAGGTTTACGTTCAGGGAAGATTGTTCGTTGTAGGTTACACCGAAAAGTTTTTACTAGTCGTAATGAGTCTAGAAGAAGAAAGATGCATGTAGCCGGTTGTGAGATTTGTGGCTCAAAGAAAAATCTAGAAGTTCATCATATAGATCTAGATTCTAAGAATAATGACGATAGTAATTTGATTAAGCTTTGTTCTTCTTGCCATCATAAGGTTCATTGGATAATCAAAAAAGGTGGGGATGATAAAAGCTTTCTAGATAGGGAGGTTAGAGAATGAAGATAATTCGGTCAAGCGTTGATTTGATCAGACCAGAAAATACGTTGGCTGGAATAGACTGCTTGCGGTTCATCGAGAAGATGGCCAGGATCAGCCATCGCTCAGAAGAAAAACAGACATTAGATACATGGGAACGCTTTATCAAGGCAGTGGTGATAGATCATGGCGACTGGTCAGTTGTGGAGCACAGCTACGCAACGGCAATCTTCCGGGTCAACAGAGGTGTGACACATGAGCTGGTTCGTCACAGACTGTTTAGCTTCACACAAGAGAGCACAAGATTCGTAAACGGAAGAAAAAGCTATCCAGAGGGATTGGAGTTTATTCCACCGATGGCTGCGCTGCCAAATCCTGGATTGTACGAAGGGTTTTTGCAATGTGAGAAGGAGTATCTTCGTTTGCTGGATATTGGTTGGCGTCCACAAGAAGCAAGGGCAATTTTGCCAAACGCTACAGCAGCGACAATTGCTGTGACAGGCAATTTGAGAAATTGGAGACATTTTCTTTTGATGAGAACATCGAAAGAAACACACCCAGATTTCAAGGAGGTTACCTTTCAGCTGTTGAACACTTTCAAAGAGCGCGTACCATTGCTGTTCGACGATATCGAGTTAGATCAGAAGCAATCAAAAGCCATGACCCTTCCAAGGTAAGGAGAAAAAGCTATGAACGTAGTAATCGTAGGCGCAAGGGAACGAATAAACCGGGTAGACGAGTCTCCGCTACCAAAAGACAAGGAGATAATCGAAGCGCTCATCAAGAAGTTATCAGCTCAGTATGGCAGATCATTGAACATGGTTTCTGTTGGCTGCGATAAAGGCATCGGCAGAATCGTGCGGGATTTTTGCATGGCCAACAGTATTGTGTTTGTGGAAGTCCGAATGAAATTGGAAGGCAAAGATATCCCCAGAAGCTTTTTCGTGCATGTTTTCCAAGCCAGAAATCCTGCGCTGGTTGCTTTGGGGGATGAGTTTTACATATTCAAAGGACCAAACGAAAATGGCATCGTTGAGAGCATTATCAGTTTGGCTATCGAGAAGGTGAAAGAAGAACGAGTGCATGTTTTCTCGTTAGAAGAATAGAACGGAGATCAAGATGGATATTCTAGAAAGAATGTCAGAAGTCTACGAAGCAGAGCTTCTGCTTAAAAAACATTGGTACTACCTTTCTTTCGCCGATAAAGAATTTAGAGGGGCGGTTGTTATTTATGCCCACGGTGTAACGGATGCCCTGCTGCGTATGAAAAAGCTAGGCATAAAAAATCCGCACAGCCAAGTTTTGTGCATTCAGTTTAATAAAGAGACGCCTCTGCCCGCAAGAAAATGGCGCAATAGATTGCTCACAAAGGTAGATGTGAAAGAGATTTGGCCAGATGCGAAAAGTCTAAAAGAGTTTGAGGAGGAGTAGGCGAATAACCGTATCAACACACTGAAAAGAAAAGGCTTGACAAAGACCGAAAGGTAGTTTAGTATTCCAGTATCGGGTAAGTTAATCTTCATGAACTGGCAACTGGGTTGCGCGGCTCAGTTGCCAGTCCCACTGTTTGTGGCCTGGCATGGTGTAGCGTAGGGTTACTTCTATCGGAAACAGAACACCTTACGCGATTGTTCCTGCCAGGCTTTCATTTTAGAAGAGCAGCACGAAAAGCAAACTAGCACGTTGGGCAAAGTCCAGTGGTAAGGGATGTGTGCTAGAGAATGAGACTCTCAAAGTCTTGTTACGTGTCAGTAAATGGAAGAGACATAACTGTCTTCCATTCGTTCCCGCATCGTAGTACAAATCCAAAAAACTCAAACAGTCCAGAGGAAGATTGCTATGTCTGACCTGAAAAAGAAAATAGAACAGAACAGAAAGAACGGGAGTAAGGGTGGTCAACAGACTGCCAAAGTATTGGATGCAGATGCATTGGAAAAGCGTGCTGTTAACGGGGGCACAGCTTGCCTGTTGCGATATGGAAGAGATTTCTACCGATCAATCAGAGCGATGAGAGCCTAGAGGAGAACAGTATATGGAAATCGAAGTACCGAAACCAGCAGAGAGGAACGATTATGGAAAAGTGGAATTTGCGACAGAGGTGGCATTCAACTCTCTTGTAGAACAAGCCAAGAAGTTAGGCTTGAAAGTCGGTGCTGTAATGGGACTAATGTATTTACCGACACAGGAGATGACAGAAGCATTCAAACAAGCTTGCAGAACAATTTTGTTGGCTGTGACGCCGAAAGAATCTCACGTCACCGGCTCAGACGGTAAAGAGTACTGGGTTGGAGAAGGAAACATTCCGGGTTGAGAGATGGCTACCAGCGCTAGCGTTGTAAACGGGCATAAACGTAAGTCAAATAAAGCCCAAGGAAGTCAAAAGAGACGAAGAGGGAGCTACGTGCCAGTAGCCGAGCAAGTCAGAATGTGTGCGGAATACATGCAAGGAGGACCGGATAACAGCATCCAGAAAATCTGCAAGAGATTCGGCAGAGATGCCATGACAGTCTCCAAGATCGTGAAATCTGAAACGATGGAAGAGATCGCGCAGGAGATGCGGCAGGCTATCTTGAAGAATGAAGCCGAAGGAATCGTAGAGAGAATCCATTATGAGGTAGCCACGAAGAAGAGCAAAGCGGGTGCCTGGATCGCAATGGATTTGGCAGAAAGAATCGGAGCGATCCCACCAAAGGTAAGATATACTGCGGGAGGAGTAGCCAGCAGATTCTTCGGTGAGCCGCCAATAGATTTGAAGCCAGTCAGTGAAGATGAAAGAGTGAAGAGAATCGTCCAGGAGTTGACAGAGATAACAATGGAACGGGGCAAGATATTCGGTATGCCAATGCCGGAGCTGGACGAGTTGAAAGAAGAGATTACGATTCCACTGCACGCAAAGGAGCAGGCAGAATGAGTTCTCAGCCATAGAAGGGAGGTAAAAAGTGATAAAGACGATTCGGCAGAGTGTGGACGATATAGACGCAGCTTTGACCACTATCAAACAAGAAGTGGACGAGACTGAAGAAGACATTAGCCACGTTCAGAAACAAAACGACGAAATGAAGTTACAGCTGAATTTGATACAACAGCAGCTAATCACGCTATCAAAAGCTGTAGCTGATTTGACGATTCTGACAAGTCAGATTGCTGCCGAACTAGTTCCCGCGCAAGTAGCACCAGGTGTGGGAGTACAGTTGGTGTTCACGCTTGGAAAAGCTGTACCGCAGTAGCAGTAAAATTCAAATCAAAGAGGAAAACGAAAATGGCAAATCCGCAATTGGGTGACACAGAGAAGGTTCCCTACGCAATCGCATTGTTGGATGGAGACAGCAATCCAGCAGTTCTTGATCCGACAGACACGATCAGTGTGGCGTCAGCTGACACTGCTTCGATCAGTGTAGTACCAGACGCCGTACCATCAGCCGGCAATATAGCCAGCGGCTTCCTGGTCGGTGGAGCGAAGTTGCAGACTGGAGTAGCAGTAACAGCAACGTTGACGCCTGGAGCAGCTTCCAAGACAAAGGCGTTGACGGTAACAGATTTGATCGACGTGGTTGGTGGCCCTGCCGCCAGCATGGCGTTCAATTTGGGCACACCGGTCGCGCAGTAAAGAAGTTGTTGCTGGGAGGTATGGGGGAGCTTGGCAGCTACCAGGCTTCCCCATCTAGCTTAGAATAGCATGGAGGGAGAAAGTCTCAAGAGAGGAACTCCATGCCAGACGAAGGAAAAAGAGACACAGGAGTTAGCTTGCGAGAGTACATCGAAAGGCTGATTTCAGAGTTTGAGAAGCGCGTCAAGATGTTTGAAGGTGAAGTAGCTTCCATCAAAGAGATTATCAATGAGAGAGATCGGCTATACGATACAAGATTCAAGGCGGCCGAGACAGCAGTATCAGCTGCTCTAGCAGCACAAGAGAAATCGACTAGCACAGCTTTCCAGGCCAGTGAGAAGGCAGTTCTAAAAGCCGAAGATGCACAGAAAGATTACAACCAAAGATCAAACGAGTTCCGGGGTCAGCTAGACGATCAAGCCAAGACATTGATGCCCAGAAACGAAGCTCAGGCAATGTTCAAATCTTTCGAAGAGAAGCTGGAAGTGTTAAAGTCAACACACGAAAGAGATCAGGCTTTGGCGAGAACGGACATAGGAAATTTGCGAGAGTCCAGAAGCGTAACGGTTGGGGAAACTACCACGATGAGGGAAGTAAAAGGAGACAGCCAGTGGAGGACCGGGACAATAATTGTGGTGGCTGTGGCAGTAATTGAGATCTTGTTGCATTTTCTACCGGTAGCCCCACATCCGTAAGGAGACAGAAATGAACGATAAGATGGAACAAGGGGACGGTGTAGCGGTTCAATTAGCATGTGGGCATCCGAATAAGAACGCTGGTGAGCATTGCGAGTTGTGTGGACAGACGGTTGCAGGAGTAACAAAGTCGCCAGCTGATGAAGCTGGGCCTGCAGAGATAGCTGGACAGGCAGCTCACTAAAAGCGGCTAGCCCGCACAAGAAGGTTTCGAATGGATCTTTACAAACAGGAGAAGGCAGCTCAGGACTTCATTAAGTTCCGTGGCTGTATCGAATTGGCTTTACTCAATGCGGCCAATCATGATGTGGTCGAGAAGAGGAAGATCGACAACGTCGTGGTCACATCGGGGCGGTCGTATGTGCTGAGCCGGTTAGTCTCAGCGTCGCCACAGACAGACGTCATCAACGCTATTGCAGTCGGTACCAGCACAGCAGCCCCTGCAACGGGGGACACGCTGTTGGGTTCGGAAGCCTTGAGAATCTCGATCAGCTCGTTTGCGACATCGGGATTGACAAACAATCCACCCAGCTGGCAGGCTCAGGCAACTTTCGCCACAAACCAAGCCAACACAACGTTGGGAG